GGCGTGATGCAGTTCATGCCCGACACCTGGGCCGCATTCGGCAAGGGCGATCCGCGCGACCCGGTTGCTTCCATTGATGCCGGCGCCGCTTACATGAAATCCCTGATCGACCAGTACGGCGGGGATGTCCGGGCGGCGATTGCCCATTACAACGGGGGCGGCAAGGCGGGCGCCGCAGTGCGCGCAGGCAAAGAAGCGCCGGCTGCGGAAACGCGCAACTACCTGCAGAGGGTGGACGACTATATGGCCCAGCGCGCCGGAACAGAAGCCGGCAAGGCCATGGCCGGCGATCCGGAAGCGGTTGCCGCGGCGCGCGTGGCGCTCATCCGGCAGACGGTGGATTCTTGGAACCTTGCCGACCCTGCCGCCGCAGCCGGCGCGGAGCAGCATTTGACCGCCATCCTGCGCGCCTCTGACCAGCTCGGGGCTGGCGATATGGTGAACGTTACTCGCGACATCAGCCTGGACGATCTGGCGCACACCCGCATGCTGGACGATCTTGTATCTCGCCTGGAGCGCACGCGAGCCGACCTGTTGCCAGACGTTGGCAACGTGATGGAGCCGGGCGCGGTGCGTCAGGTGCGCGACGAAATCAACACGCTGCAGCAACAGCGTGCCAGCATCACAGACGAGGCAATCAAGGCGCGCGCGAAGGAAGTGCAGCAGGCAGATGGCGTCAGCTACAAGCAGGCGCTGGCTGCTGCCAAGAAGGAAATGGACACCAGGCTGCAGGACACTGAGGCGCGCATTACCGCACTGGAAAACCAGCTGGACACCAACCGCAGCGCGGAGCAGGCCCGGCAGCAATTGGCCGCGCTGGACACACAGATTGAGGGGGTGAAGCAGCGGCGGGCTGGAACCGAGGCGCCGACCCCGAAAGCCGGTGCGCTGGCAGTCAAACAGGCGCTGAGTTCCGAACCTGCCGCCCCGCGCAACGTTCTGGAGCGTCAGCCAGCGCCGGCCAAGGCGGCGGAACCGTCCGGGCCAGCCGCGAAGACGACAGATGCGGGAGGCAATCAAGCCGGCGCCATGCTGGACGCCCAGGCTGCGGAAATCGCCCGTCTATCGCCAGACATGATGGTTCAACTGGAGGGGATGGAAAAGCCGATGCGCTTGGCTGACGCGCTGGAATCAGTCAAGGCGGAAGCAGCACAAGACGCCGCCGACGCCCCGCTGCTGGAAGTCGCAGCCAACTGCTTCTTGCGGGCAGCCTAGTTAAGCCAGTGAAACAGCCAGCCGGCCATCGCAACCAGGACGGCCGGCACCACGATAAAGGACATGGCGATCCAGTACCGCTTGAACCCATGCAGCCCATGCCGCCAATTGCCCGTGGCAGCCCATACCGCAAGCGGGATGATGAGGCTCAAGCCAAGGATGGCGCCGACCGTTTTGACGAAAGTGAGCATGTGACATGAAACCACACTGCATCCAAGCCGTGCAACTGGCAGCTGGCCGGGCCTTGACCCAGGCCGAAATCCAGAAGATTGACGACCGTATTTCCGCCACCATGCGCCGCCTGGCGCGGCAGGACGTGCAGGGCTGGGCCGCCAAATCGACCGATCAGCGGGTGTTGGAAGGGGCAGCGCAGGCCATGAAAGACATTCAGGCCGAAGCGCAATTGAAGGTGCAGCGCGCCCAGCTCCAGGTGGTCAAGACCGCCGCCATGGAAAGCCGGGTGGTGGACCTGATGGCCAACTACGCCACCGGACGCAGCAAGGCGCTGGTGCATGAGATGGATCAGACCGCCAGCTACATCGAAGGCATCAAGCGGGAACACGTCGCCCAGCTGATGGATTTGCTGGATGCGGTCGAAAGCCGGCAAGGCGCAAGTGTGGCCCGCCGTGGCCTGATGCTGCTGTTTGACGCGGAAAACCCGACCATGCGGGTGGACCTGGCCACCGAAATCTTCCGCAATGCCGATGGCAGCTCGGGCAATACCCTGGCGCAAAAGGGCGCCAAGGCCTGGCTCGATACCATCGAATCCATGCGCCAGCGCTTCAATTTCGCAGGCGGGGATGTTGGCAAGCTCGAATATGGCTACCTGCCACAGCCGCATGACCAGGCGCGGGTGAGAGGGGCAGGAACGGCCGCCGCGCGGGACAAGTGGGTAGGCGACATCCTGCCGTTGCTGGACCGCTCGCGCTATCTCCTGGAAGACGGCAAGCAGATGAGCGACACCCAGCTGGCCCAAGTGTTAAACGGTGTGTGGGAAACCATTTCCACGGGCGGGCTGAACAAGAAGGAGCCGGGCCAGTTCGCCGGGACCGGCGCGCGCGCCAACGCTGGTAGCGCCTCGCGTGAGATCCACTTCAAGGACTCCAGCGGCTATCTGGCCTACATGCGCGATTACGGCATGGGCGATATGTACGACGCCATGCTGGGCCACATCAGCGGCTTGTCGCGGGACATTGGCCTGGTGGAGCGCTACGGCCCGAACCCGGCGCAACAGATGCGCCTGCAGTTCGACTTGGCCGAGAAAGCCGACCTCGGCATCAAGCGGGCGTTCGGCATGCGCCCGCAATCGTATTGGGATGTGCTGTCCGGAAAATCGGGCATGGCCGAGCATGGCTCCATTGCCCGCGTGGCCCAGGACATCCGCAACATCGAAACCTTCGGCAAGCTGGCCGGCGCCGTGCTGTCGTCCGTCACCGACCTGGGAACGTATTTCGTCACCACGGGGTTCAACAAGCTCTCGTATTGGGAGGCAGTCAAGAACATCGTCAAGCAATCCAGCGGCGACACCCGGGACTTCCTGACCATGCACGGCATCATTGCCGAATCCATGGTGTCGAACCTGAACCGCTGGAGCGGGGACAATATCCGCAATAACTGGTCCGGCCGGCTGGCGAACAGCACCATGAAGCTGTCGCTGATGAATGCCTGGACCGATACCCTGCGCAGGGCGTTTTCCATGACCATGATGAACGGCCTGGCCAAGCTGTCCAAAACAGATTGGGCCGGACTGTCGGAATGGGACCGCTCGCACCTAACCAGGAAGGGCATCACGGAAGACGACTGGAACGTGATCCGCGCGGGGCAACTGACCGACTTCAACGGCGCGCAATTCCTGACGCCCGAGGCTATCCGTGCCAGCGGCGATGCGCGCGCCAATGAGGTGGTGGCCAAGGTCATCGGCCTGATTACCGATGAGTCCGAATATGCGGTCATCAATCCCGACCTGGCTACCCGCACCCTGCAATCCGGCGGCGGCATGCCGGCCGGGACCATCCGCGGCGAGCTGGCGCGCTCGGTGATGCAGTTCAAGTCCTTCCCGGTGGCGATGATTTCCCGCCACTGGCGCAGGATGCTGGACGCGCCGCAAGGCTTGGACGGTGCGCCGGCCTTGGCCAACCGACTGGCTTACGGTGGCGCGATGATGGTTGCGCTTACCTCACTGGGGGCTGTCGCCTTCCAGGCCAAGCAGATCGTCCAGGGCAAAGACCCGCTGGACATGACGACGCCGAAATTCTGGATGCGTGCCGTGGCGCAGGGTGGTGGGCTGGGCATCGTGGGTGATTTCCTGTTGACAGACCCGACCGAGAATCCGGGCGACTCCACCGCCAACGCCATCAAGAACCTGGCCGGCCCGTCCATTGGCAGCGCCTACGACCTGGTGGGCAAGCTGGGCATCGAGAACGTCTATGAAGCCGCGCACGGCAAGGACACGCACCTGGGCGCAGAAGGCGTGCGCTTCGCGCGTGGACATCTTCCTTACCTGAATCTTTGGTACGCCAAGGCAGCGCTCGATCACGCCGGCCTGCACGCTCTACAAGAAAACCTGTCGCCCGGCTACCTGAGCAAGATGCAGCAGCGCGCGCGCCGCGACTGGAATCAGGATTACTGGTGGAAGCCCGGCAGCAACGCGCCGGACCGGGTGCCCGATATGACCGCAGTAGGAGGAAACTGATGCGCCCCGATCAATTGCAGATGCTGGAAGACCTGACCGAAAAGCTGGCGGACGTCTTCATTACCGAAGCTGACCCCGACAACTGGAGCGGCGCCGGGAAGCTGCCGGCCGACATGAGCGTGGAAGAACGGGGCAACCGCCATTGGGACCGCAAAGGGGCCATGGGAACCGGCGGCGTGCTGCGCTATACCCTTGACCTGATCCAGTCCGGAAAGACCAACACGATCAATGACACGGCCATCCAAGAGGGCAGGGATGCCGACTTGGACAAGAAAATCCGCCTGGCTGAAAAGCGCGCAGAAGATGCGGTCAAGCGGGTGATGGACAAGGCGAAGAAAGAAGCCAAGGTCAAATGAAGATTTCCCTGGTCGCGTTTTTCATGCTGTGGGCCGACCGGATGCGGTGGGAGGTGCCGGACGTGCATATCCGCGCCTGTCACTGGCTGGAGCATCGGGGCGACCTGGCCGTATTGCGCTGCTTCCGCGGCTTCGGCAAGTCCACCCTGCTGGCGGTCTACAACGCCTGGCGCTACTACCAGGACCCGACCTATCGCATTCTCCACCAATCAGAAGCCGACCCAACCGCCTACAAGACCAGCCGGGACACGCAAAACGTCCTGCGCAATCACCCGCTGACCGAAGGCTTGTTGCCGCCGGGGCAGGGCACGGTGGAACAGTGGTGGGTGGATGGCAGCAGTGATGCGCGAAACGCCAGCATGTACGCCCGCGGCATCCTGTCCAACGTCACCAGCGCGCGCGCCGACGAGTGCCAGAACGATGACGTGGAAGTGCCGCGCAACATCCAGACGCCCGAAGCGCGGGAAAAGCTCGAATACCGCCTGAGCGAACAGACCTTCATCCTGGTGCCGGGCGGCCGGCAGCTTTTCATCGGCACCCCACACACCCATGACAGCCTCTATGACAAGATGGAAGCACTCGGATCGGATTGCCTGACCATCCCGCTGTTCCGGGATGAATACCCTATCGATGACGCCAAGCACACGGCGTATGACCTTCCATTTGCACCTGAATATGTCTTCTTCGGGGTGGGCAAGAATTCGCGCCTGATGGTGGAAGGCGTCGATTATCAAGTGAAGGGCAAGCGCTTGATCTTCGCGTCCGCGCCCGGCGGGCTGGTGGATTGCTATGCAGGCTGCGCATGGCCGGAACGGTTCGACCGCGCCGACTTGGAAAAGCGGCGCCGCAAGACCAAGACCAAGAACTATTGGGACAGCCAGTACCAGCTGCACAGCAAGCCGGTCCACGAACTGCGGCTGGACCCGGCGAAGATTCGCGCTTACGCACTCCAGCCGCGACTGGAAACGGCGAACCGCCAAGTGCGCATGATGCTTGGCCATGTGCAGATCGTATCTGGCCGCGCCTACTGGGACCCGTCGCTCGGCAAGGTGGGTGGGGATGCCTCGGCTTTCTCTGTGGTCTATGACGACAGCCTAGGCAATTACTACTGGCATGCGTGCGAAGCCTTGACCGGCGAGTTTGCCGAATTCAGCGACACGCGAAACACGGTCATCACCGCCGGCCAGGTGCTGCAAGCCTGCGACATCATTGCCCGCTGCAACATCCTGCACGTCTATGTGGAAACGAACGGGGCAGGCTCTTTCACCGGCAAGCTCCTGCAGCGCGCGCTCAAGCAGCGCAACCTCGCGTGTGGCGTCACCGAAGTGCAGACAAAAGCGAACAAGAACGACCGCATCCTGGGTGCGCTGGAGCCGCCCCTGAAATCGGGAACCCTGTGGGCGCACGTGGATGTGCTGGACGGTCCTTTGTGGGACCAGATGAAGGACTGGAACCCGGCCGTGCGTCAGCAGCCTGACGACTTCCTGGACTCGGGCGCAGGAGCGATTGAGCAGGCGCCGGTTCGCATCAATAAAACTGTCGAGAAACCGACCCCCACCCTCGCAGATGATTGGCGCGGAACCGCGGGCGTCCATGAAGTGACGCTCGAAGTCTAGCGCCGGCAACGGTCGGCGCGCTTCCCGCTAAGAGGCCGCCGTGACCGTCACCGTACAAGATACCGTTTTCTCCCACACCGGCAACGGCGTCAGCACCGTCTTTGGCTTTGGCTGCTTGCTTCTCGCCCAGGATGACATGGTTGTGCTGGTCGACGGCGAAGAGCAGTTGGGCGGATATACCGTATCCGGACTGGGTTCTCCTGCCGGCGGCAATGTCACCTTCAGCAGCCCCCCGGCGAACGGTGCCGCCATCATCCTGCAGCGCAAGCTGTCCCTCAAGCGCGAAACCGATTACCAGCAGTTTGGCGACTGGAAGGCCGGTGTGGTCAATCCGGACTTCGACCGCCTGTGGATGGCCAACCAGCAGCAGCAGGAAGAACTTGAGCGCGCCGCACGCTTCCCGGTCGGCACCAAGAACAAGTCAGCTGAATTGCCATTGCCGGCCGCCGGCCGCGGTCTGAAGTGGGATTCGAACGAAGGCGTCCTGGTCAATACGAGTTACGACCTGGACGCGCTTGGTGCGAGCGCCGCATCAAGCGCAAGTGCGGCAGCGGCGTCCGCATCCTCTGCCGTATCCTCTGCAAGCAGCGCCTCCAGCAGTGCGTCTGCTGCGTCGGGCAGCGCTGCGTCGGCGGCTTCCAGTGCTTCGGCTGCTGCAGGATCGGCGTCGACGGCAAGCTCTGCTGCTTCGACTGCCTCCGCCATCTCGGCCGGGCTGGCCGACCCGACCGGCTCCTCGCTGGTCGGCTTCAAGCAAGCCGGAACTGGCGCCGTCAACCGCACTGTGCAGGACCGGCTGCGCGAAATGTCCAGCGTCAAGGACTTCGGGGCCGTGGGGAATGGCACGACGGATGACGCCACGGCGGTGGGCAATGCGATGACCAGCTCGCCGCGCTTTATCCGCCTTCCCTATGCTAGCGGCGGCTACCGAATTTCAAGCCTGACCGTGGGCGGTTACGATGGCCTGGGCGGCGACAAGATGTTGGAGAGCTACGTTTCGACCGATGGTATAACGGTCAACGGGGCATTCACCGAAATTAAGAACGTACGCCTGGACACTGGGGCGTCCGCAAACTACGCCGTGACCTACGTCACGGACACAAATATCTATGCCAACTTCGCCAACCATATCAACAATGTCAGACTGTTCGGCCTGAATGGCATCACCAATGGCGGCGCCGAGACCAAGATTCAAAACGTCTATGGCAAAGGCACCGGCAACACCAACGGTGGTACCTTCCTCAACATCACGAACTGGGACACCTCAGCCCACACGATTGAGTGCGAGGACTATCAGACCGGCGTGCGGACGAACGGGCGCGGATACCAGGGGGTCGACACCCATGTGGTGCGCGCCGATACGGCAATTGCCGTCAGCTCGCAAGGGCACCCTACGCAGTTGGTCAACAACTACCTGGACACGCCGCGTAGCTTCGGCGCTCAGTTCAGCGACATGTCGGACGCCTCGTTCGTCAACACCTACGTCCTCAACGTGGGCGATGCTGCGACTTCGACCAGTGCGAGTGGAATTCTGCTGGACACCACCTCCACAGACAACAACTTCATCAACACCTATTTCAAGCAAGCTGATGACACGAAATGGGCGGGCGGCTTTGGCTTCCAATCCGGCAGCATCAATAACCTCATCGTGGGTGCGGGCGGGTCTTACAAGCTGACCACGAACAGCAAAGATCGCATTCGCAATCAGACCGTTCTTGGCTGTCATGGTGGCTGGGCGCGGCACAACAACGTCCCGCGCATGAACCGTGCGTATGCACCGGCTGTCGCCGTTGGTGCACAAACCACGCTGGCATTCCAGTTGGATTGGACTTACCCCACGCTGACCTTCAACACGGTTCTGTTCGTCGGCAATTACGTCTCGCGCACTACTTCCTCCAAGGCCGCCGTGGGGCGCTTCATCATCCCCATCAGCTACAGCGACATCGGCTGCTCGCCGGTGGTCGAGAAGCTGACTGGCAGCCCCAACAACAACTGGGCGATCATCTCCGCCAGTTTGTCGGGCAGCGTGCTGTCGGTGGTAGTCCAGAACAACAGCGAAGCAACCGCGGGCATATCGGTCGAGCTGCAGCGCTCACTGGACGCCATTAGCGCAACCTACTGACATCAACTTCTATTTTGACTACCGGGCAGACCCCAATGGACAAACAAGACAGCATCCTCTCTGCAGCAGGCAAGGTTGCTGTCGCCTGGGCAGGCGGCATCCTCGGAATGAAATTGTCCGATTGGGTGCTGGCGGTGACGTTGATCTATACCGTGGCCCAACTGTTCTTTCTGCTGCGGGACAAGTGGTGGAGGGAGCGGACAAAGTGAGCCGCGCCCGCATCCTGGTCGCAGCGCTGTCGCTCAGCGCGGCGGGGTTCGTGGCCATCGTTGGCCAGGAGGGCTACACCGACACCGCCATTGTGCCGACCAAAAACGACCGGCCGACGGTTGGCTTTGGCAGCACCTTTCGCGAAGATGGCTCGCGCGTGGCCATGGGCGATAAGACTACCCCGGTCCGCGCCGTCATTGCCGCGGCTGCCCACATCAGCAAGGAAGAGGCGGCGTTCCGCAAGTCGCTGCCAGGCGTAGAGCTGTACCAGGTCGAATATGACCTGTACATGGATTGGGTCTACCAGTACGGGAACGGCCGCTGGAATTCGTCTTCGATGCGACGCGAGCTGCTTGCGGGCCGCTACGGGCAGGCGTGCGATGCGCTGTTGCTCTACAAGTTCTCCGGTGGGTTCGATTGCTCGATACCTGGTAACAGGGTCTGTGCCGGCGTCTGGACCAGGCAGCAAGCCCGTCACGCCAAGTGCCTGGAGGCGCAATGAGTGCCGCTGCGAAGATCATGCTCGCCTTGGCACTGCTTGCACTCGGCGCCGCCGGCGGTTGGACCGCCCAAGGCTGGCGCAAAGACGCTCAGATTTCCGATCTGCAGCGCGACCAAGCCGACACCAATGCTGGCCAGTACAAAGCCGCCCTGGACGATTTTGAGGCCGCCAGCAAGCGGATCAATGCGGCCGCCGCCGGCGCCAAGGTCGATCTTTCCGCCGTCAACGGACAGCTGGCCGCCATCCGAAAGGATTTCCAGAATGCGAAGCCTCTACCTATTGATTGCAAGCCTGATGCTGAGCGCGTGCGCAGGCTCACCGCAACAGCCGCCGCCGTCGACCAAGCCATTGCTCGATCAGTCGCTGGCAGCGCCGTGCCGCCAGAATGGCCAGCCGGTGGTCGCCAATGATTACGATTCTTGGCAAGACTGGGTTGAAACGGTTGTGCTGCCCAACTATGCGGATTGCGCGGTCAGGTATGCACGGACGGTGAAGGCTTGGCCAAAATAGACCCTAACTAGGTGGTGCCGCCCGCCGGCGGCGCGCCAGCCGCAACCAGTTCCCCGTTCCATTAGGAAGCGAAACAATCCCGAATGGCTGGTCAGGTTCCGGCCGCTCGGTGACAGCCTCGAAAATCTCCCGCGCCAGAAAGCGGTCCCTGGCGTAGACGACATAATCGCCAAACACCCACCGCTGCCTTGCCGCATATGGATTCGGATCCACGTAGCGCCCCCGGTCGATTGACCATGTGGCAAGTGTCACGCTGATGGCTCGGCCAGTCAAGCCGGTGCCGAGGCAGGCCATTCCCTATCTCCCTGCCCAACCGGGCGAAATCAAATCCTCTTGGCGATATTGGCCGCATCGGGCCGATAGTAGACGTTCATCAGCAGGCTCAAATCCTTGTGCCCGCTGATCTTGGCCAGTGTCATGACGTCTACCTTCTTGGCCAGATGGGTCAAGGCGGTGGCGCGAGTGTCGTGGAACGTCAGGCCCTCGATCAGCAATTCGCCGCAGAGGCGCGAAAACAGTACGCTGGCTTCATTGGCTCCTACCGTGAAGGGATCGCGGGCCAGAAGCCTTGCGCCGATGCGTCCGATTGGTACTTCACGCGATCCGGTCTTGCGAGCGCCCACCACCATTTCTAGAGTCACCACATTGCGCTTGGTGTCAAAGTTTTCAGGAGCCGCCAGCACTTCGCCCAGTCGCATGCCGGTACGCAGGGCAATGTGGAAAGCGTCTTGCACTTCGGCGGTCTTGCCTTCGCGGCGGGCGCGCAGTACCCGCTTGATGAGTTGCCAAGGCCAAACCGTCTTGCGCGGGGAATTCTCGGCGGGCATCTTCACGCCTTCGAATGGATTGTGCGGCAGCTTCTTCCACTCCAGTCGAGCCACATTCAGCATATTGCGCAGCAGGTTGGCTTCGCGCACCACGGTTGAGCCGCTGACTTTCTTCAGGCGCTCGTCGCGCCATTCGGCAATGTGTGGCGCGTCGACGTCTGCCAGCGCCAAATCCTTGAACACTGGCATTTCGAGCAAGGCGTTGAGACGGCGCACTTCCCAAACGGCGCCGTCTTTCTTGCTTGACACATCTTTTAGGTATTTATCAACCGCATCGGCAAAGCTCATGCCGTAAGATGACTTCAAGCGCTTGGCTTGAGCCTCTTGTTCCATGGCCCACTGCTGGGCTTCACGTTTGGTGTCGAATGCTTTACTGGTGCGAACGCCGTTGCGCTGCAATTGGGCCTGCCACTTACCGGAGGCCAGTTTCTGGAAGTACGCCATTCGGGATACCCGTTCGGGATATATTCGGGGAGATGGCGACTTTCTAACCGCCGCCGATGTGTTCTGCCATAGTGTAGCAGCAGATCGGACGACGATATTTCCACTATGGTGGTGCCGGGAGCCGGAACTTAAATCATAGGGAATTCCGGCTCTCATTCGGGATTCAATCGAAGTCATGCGGCTTTTCGGTACAAAAATGCCTGCACGTCTGCGCGTAGCCACAGCGGTTTGCGTTCGCTGGAAGCAGGCACCCGATCCGGGAATCCAACCCATTTCGTGATGACGTCACGCGCATGGCGCCGGCTGCACCGGTAAAGCGCCGCGATGTCGTCAAGGTTCATCAATTCGTCAGTCATTTCCCATCTCCTTCCCACAGCAGGTAATCACCAAGCGCTTCCATAACGATGTCGTTCATCGTCCTTCCCGAGCAAAGAGCGGCGACAGCGATCTGGCAGATCCTGTCCCAAGGCATCTCTACCGGGACGTCTATCTCAGGTTCGTAGATCATCCTTCCTCCTTCTCTGGCTGGGGAGATGCGAGCCCGGCCATGGCAGCATCAATTGCGGCATCGAGATATAGGCCATGGTGGAATCGACCTTCGCCATCCCGCACCTTTTGCGATACTTGAAAATTGCCGATGCCTCGCGGGCCGTTCAAGAGGTAGCCGTTATGCTCGCCGTCGCGGATGTGCCGATACCTTCCCGCATCCTTCCTCAGTGCTTCGACCTCATCCAGCAGGGCCAGAACAACAGAAGGGGAAGCGGCTGCGATGTATTCGGCGTCTTGCTGCTCGTTGTGGTTGATGCACGAAAGCAGGCAGAGCTGGTGCGAGATTGCGGGCGGCGTTGATGGGCAGCGCACGGCCCACTTGTACGGGTGCAGTTCGCTCGGCGCATCAGCTTCCCACGGCCCCGGCGTCGCCAGTAGCGCCAGCCGGCGCAGTTCTTTGGTGTCGGTCACAGCGGGACTCCTTTCGGATGTGTGGCGAACATTGGGTGTTGCGGCTTGGCTTTGCCATCGTCAATCTGCGCCTTCAGCGCCGCACACACGGTGACAAGCCGGTTGTAGGCTTCGATGGTGCCTAGCTGTTCTTCAAGTCTGACCACGGCGTTCATCAGGCTGTAGTCGCAAGGCCGAACGATGGGCTTTGGCAGCTCCATTGGAACGCCTGTTACCTTCGGCCACGGCTTCACTTCTCCGCTCATGCCCTCTCCTTCAGCTTGCGGATAGCGGCGGCGCAATCTTCCTGCGTAAGCTCGAACCACGCCTGATCGTCGTAGGCCCCCACTTCCTTCGCACATTCCTCAATCACCGCTGCCCGAAGCGCGGCAGGGGATGGGGCCGAACTGCTCGAATTATTCGAGGAGTTGCCTTCTGCCAGGGCGGCGCGAAGACTGGCGATGGCAGTGGTCATGATTGCCCGGCTGCCGCGATGGTCGTCATCCAGCGACGCGTCGTGCGCTTCTTCCAGCGCCTCAAGTGCTTGGCTCATACGGCTTTGGTGTCCATGCTCATGCCTGCGGCTCCGCGGCGGTCGGATTGACATGGGAGGCAACCCACTGTCGCACTGCTTGCCACCGCTCGAACCCGACAACTTCATTTGGTACTCGGACAGTAGGACAGCGGCTTTGCCAAGGCTGCAACGGACCAAAGACCTCAACTTGAATCCAGCGCCACTCGCTGACGTAATCGTCATTGACGTACATAATTTCGCGCGCCAACTGCTCCGCAATGTTGAACTTCGGCCCCAGCGATTCCACGTCGTAGGTGTCGATGGTCGCCAAGTTCAGGCCGCGGGCCTGGCCGACGACGCCAAGTGCGCAGTAAGACCCATCTGCCTCCAGCTCACCCGCCACCAATCGCTTCTCTGGCATGGCATCAAGCGCGGCCAGCAGTTCACGCAATAAGGCTTGACCGCGCCTGCCTCTGATTGCCGACATGACCTGGGCGCGATACCGGCCCAGTGCCAGCGGATCGTCGCAATCGTCGCTGTATCCGCTGCGGCTCATTTCCCCTCCCCGGTGGCTTCGACAGGCGGCGCAATGCCGGGGCGCATGGCGGTGCTTGCGCCGCTGATGGCGGCATGCCAGTTCGCGCACGCTGCCGCCATGGTGATGGTGTGGTGCAACGCCTTTTCGGTATTGCCGTCGATATGTGACTTGAGCGCCTTGCCGCCCAGGTAGCCGACAAGCCAGAACCAGTCTGAAGGCTCTTTGCCGCTATCGTGGTCAATGCCCCACCGCTCTCGCTGGTGTGCCGCCTCAAGTACGACGCCATTGGCAAAGTCGTGCAGTTCTGGCGTGTTGACCAGCGCGCGCAGCCGCTCTAATTCAGCGCTGTCCGCATCCGTCAACTCGCGCACCGGGCGGCGGGCGGCTTTCCATGCGAACTCGGCCAATTCAGTGCTGCTATCCGCATAGACCCACTCTCCATCACGCTGCACCGCGCTTAGGTCGAAACCTTTTTCGCGCGCCCACGCCTCAAACGCTTCCCGCTCCCCCTCGGCTGCTGCCTGCTCGGCTGCGGGGTGGGATGGCTTGTTTTGAAGCTGCCAGATGCGCATCAGTACAACGTCAGGCGAAACCCATCCGGTCGTGGTGAAGCCAAGCGCCTCTTGCACGCGCAGCATGGATTTGCCGTGGTCTATTTCGTCTTCCGGCTCGGCTGGCTGCGACTCGCCATAGCCGCAGCTCGGGCAGCGCTCCATCACTGGCGCGTTGCCGTCCTCAGCCTGGCCGCTGGTGCCGGTGCAAATCTGGCCGGTGCCTTTGCAATCCTCGCACTGGTCGGCTGGCTGCGATGGGGCGGCAAGGGATGCACTCGCTGGCACGATACGGGTTCCTGCGGAACCAAGGTTGAGGCCGAATACCCGGTTAATCAGTTTGGCAAACACCCATGCATCGGTGCGGTTCCAGTCGAACTCGAAGTGCCAAGGCGCATCGCCCGGACGGCTGTGAGTCATGCAAAGTCTGTGCGTATTGACGGCTTTGAATTCGCCGTGATCGGTCGGAGTCGGTAGCTCGCCCACGCACATGCAATCTTGGCTGCTGCCTTTGTAGCCGCACTCTTGGTGCGGGCACCAGTTGGGGCGCGAATTAGCCATTTTTTTGCTCTCCCTTGGTCGCTGCGCTGGCGGCGATAGCGGCGTCAATGGCGGCGTCGATCTGGCTTCCGAATGTGTCTCCATTCCACTCATGCTCGTAGGCGTCGGAATCAGCCAGGTACAGCCGGATGGTGCCTGCGCCTTTCTCAAGCTCGATGTTCAAGTCGTAGCCATCGGGCAGTTCGTTACAGGCGCGCTCCATGGCCTTGCCGATTTCCAGCCATTCTTTGGAACGGCTTGCATCGCCTGCGCTGTCACTCTGCGCATGGGCGAGGGCGGCGCGGGCATCGCGGATTGCGAGGCGCGCCATGACAACCGATTGGCGCGGAATCATTGCGTTGTCGCTGAGATAGGTTAGATCGCCCGCAAACGCCGTCTCCAGCGCCTCTAGCATCTGCTCGTTGACCGGCGCATTGGCTGCGGGAGCGGCGGCGAGCATGGCGCGGTAGATGTTCATGTGACCCGCGCCAAAAGGCCATTTGTCGTTTTCGGCGCGCGCCGCATCGAGCATTTCATCGGTAGGCCACTCCGGCACCAGCTTGCACCCGGCCGGCACTCCTGCTGCGGGAGCGCTGACGCCAGAGGGGGCGGGCAAAGGCACCCAGCCTTGAATGTGCCGGTCGATGATCTGCACGGTGGTCACGTCGCACATCCAGCAAGGCCATGTGTAGCCGACTTTTCCAATGCCATCGTTCCAGACGAGGATACGCACGCGCGGTTCTTTCTCGAAGTCCGATTGCGTCAGCGCCAGGATGCGATGGCGATCAATGCGCGGCGCAGTCTCAATCGGTTGCCACGGTAGCGCTACGGGAGCGCGAAAGCGGGCAAAATCTTCCAGCAACTGCATCACATCAGAGGTGCTGGCACCAGCTTCGCACTGCTCGCGGATACGTTCTGCTATCTGTTCATTCGTCATCATCGCGTTTCTCCCTGTTCTGTTTGCAGGCTGATTGCATGGTTTCCAGTCGCTTGTTCTCGGTGCGCAGGGTCTGTATCTCTACCCGGCAGGCTTGGATCACTTCCGGCACTTCGTCCAGGGGAACCGGATGGGCGAGGCGGTCTAGGAGGTCCATGTCACTTAATTTCCAGGCGCTTGCCTTGCGTGAGCTTGGCACCCGGCACCTCATAGCCGTCCTTGATGGCCTGCTTGATGAGGGCCTTATCCACTTCAAAGCGGGCCGGGATTTCGCGCATGTAGTCCTGCGGCACCTGCTTTTCATCGAAGACTTCCACCGCTGCCGGGTTGTCGCGCAGCGAGAGGGCGAAATGCGGGCATTCGATCTTCTTCACGCCAGCCAGGTCCATGCAGCGCAGCAGGTAGTCCTTCACATGCTTGGCTCGATTGCGCAGGGCCTTGGCACGGTCGAGCATTTCCTTTGCTGCCGCTTCGATGGCATCAGCGTTGGCGTCCAGGGTCTTGATCGCATATGCCGTGTTCTGCGCCTTCAGTTCCAGCGGATAGGATTCTGCGGATATGGTGTCCTCAATCGTTTGGGGATCAGCCTGTATATCCATGAGCGTTTCGACCATCTGACGATGCTCAGACGCGATTTGGTAGAGCGTGATTCCTGTCATGCTTCTCTCCAGATTAAGTTCTTCTTGATCTGCCAAACGGTGTGCTGGCTGACCCCATACTCCGCCGCGATGTCGCGCTGCTTCCGTTGATCTGCCCGGATCGCTTTCGCTTCCGATGTCGTCAGTTTGGAGTTGTGATGCTTCTCCCCGAACTGCCGCACTCCGCGCCCCTTGCGTTCCCGGTCCTGCATGTTCTCAAGGTTAGTCCCGACGGATAGGTGATCCGGATTCACGCAGCGAGGGTTATCGCAGCTATGCAGCACATGCAGACCGTCCGGGATCGGCCCCACGTACATTTCATAAGAAACGCGATGCGCCTTACACTGTTTGCGATTTAGAAGAAACAGTCCGTAGCCGCTGGTGTCCCGCGAGTTTTGCCACGGCCAGCATCCTGGCGTGACGATGAACTTTGACTCAAAGCGAGTCCGCATGTCGGGTCGATCAGCAATCGCAGCTCGTTTCGCTTTTTGCGCGGCCAGGACACACTGCTTGCAGTGCTTGAGATGACCACCCGCACAGGCTTTGTGGCGGTAGAAGCCGTCCAACGGGCGCATTTCCAGGCAGGTCGCGCACTGCTTCAATTCGTTCATGGTGAATGGGCGGGGCGCGAACCCCGCCAGTCAGGTTAGAGGACAGCCCAGGCGCGGCGCGCAATAGGGGCGAAAGGAATATCGTCGTCCATGTCGCCGGGACCGCCTGCGGTTGCCGGTTGCGCGGTGCGGGCACCGGCCTTGTTGCGCAGCGGACGGTCGGCCAGATGCGCAACCATGTTGGCCAGCAGTTCCGGCTTGGTTTTGCCGCTCAGGATTTCGCTGGCGGTCAGTTCAGTGGCGGCTTCAAACGCGCCTTGCAACTCGATCTTCCAGCCGTATTCGCCGGTAGGAACACGGTCTTTCTGCTTCTCGTATTCGCACGATTGCAGCAGGACGCCGATGGGCTTGTTCATCAGGTCCATCAGCAGATCGGCTTCGTACTGCACATCGGCCTTTGCGTCGAAGTCGTACTTGGTCGCCATGCCTTTGACGGGGTTGGAGATATTACGCAGGCGCATGCAGGCCATCAGCGCCATCAGCGTCTGGAAGCTCGGCAGGCGTTCGCCATTGGCGCGCATGGTGTAGATGCTGAAGTTGGCGACTTGCTTTTCGTCCGATTCGAACGTGAAGGCGATGCCCTTGGTCCCGGTCGTGGCCACCAGTGCTTCGGCCTTGATGAAGCGCCCTTTGTATTTGCCGGTGTCCTTGATGAATTTGCCGGTTTGGTCTGCTTGCTTGGCTGCGGCTGCGTCGAGCGTGTACATGGTTGTTTTCCTGTTTGATTAGGCGGGTTGGGTGATGCCGTAGTACTCGGTGATGGCTTTATCCACTGCCAGCAGATCGTTTTCGATCTGCTCGGATTCGAACAAGCCGATTGGGGATTTCACGGTGTCCGACCCGCTGTTTTGCGTGGCGAACAGGTATTGGTCATTGACCTTCATGGTGCGCAGGACGATGGTCACCAGTCCTTCAAGGACAATCTTTTCGTCCAGCAGCTTGCCGATCGTCTTGACCTTGACCTTGCCGAAGTCGTCGGTGCTGGTGTGGCTCAGGATGTAGACGCGCTTGTGGTCGGGCAGGGCGCTAGCCGCCATCAGTACATCCCAGGCGTGGCGGGCAATCTCGTTGTACTTGGCGAAGGCTGCATTTCCGACTTCCACATCCGTGACGCGGCGCATGAACTCGTTGGCCAGCACATACTGGAAATCGTCAATTACGATCACCGGCTTTTCAGTGCGCTGCATGGCGGCGACGATATGCGCGCTGCTGTCGGTGACGAAGACGGAACCGCCCTGACCTTTGACGACCGGCTTCCAGTCTTTAGAACGGAATGGGAGTGGCTTCTTGACTGCCTGGATCAGCAGGGTTTCTTCGGGGTTGAGGTTGCGAAGGCTGGTGCTTTTGCCCGTTCCCGATTCCCCGATAATCAGAGTTGCGATGCTCATGGTGTTTTCCTTTGCTTTGCAGAAGATTTCGTTTGAATTGCGCTTGTTGTTCTCTTAGGTCTTGCAACTGCTCGAATTCGAAGAAGTCGCGCTTGGCCCCGCTCATACGTATCCCCGTTGCCACTCGCGCCAGGCCCTCAGGAGGCCGCGCCTGCGATTGCGAACCAAGTAGGAGATCACGCTGCCTCCTGCTTCCAGTAGGCCATCAGGGTCGGTCCGATTAGGTCGCCATCAGACGAACCGTACTCCGCGATGTAGCAATCGGTGTATTCGTGCATCGTGTATTCGCCGCCCTTGTAGCCATAGAAGGTCGCGCCGAGGGCCTTTTCGGCCATCCGCAGCATGTCCCCAATGGTGGTATTGGCCTTAGGGGCGAACGCGAGTTGGTCGTAATAGCCGCGATAGCTGTCCGGCTCGCCAAAGCCGAAGGAAATTGCGGCTTCTTGCGGCAACTCCTTGAGAGCTGCAATCAGGTCTTGTAGGATCACGCTGCCTCCTGTTTGCTGGGGGCGTTCTCTGCAATCGGCCAGCCGACCACGCCATCCATCACCCAGCCGCGACCCGTGCGAAGCTGGTCTACGGATTTGAGCCACTGGCGGCGAGCGTGGCGTACTGCTGCATCGCTGGTGTAGGCGGTGCGGGGAAAAAGACGCACGGCTTTCTTGAGAAGGGATATGTCGGTTCTCACAGCGGCTCTCCGATCATTTCTTCGCCCAGGCTTACCATCCGGTCGAACAGGAAGTTCTGCATGTCGCGGGTGCAGTCCTTGAATTCGTGGCGCAGATGCAGGAATTCTTCGATCAGGGTGCTGGCCAGATACTTGGTGCCCAAGTCCAGCGTGCGCTGGGCGATGAAGATGGTGTTGTCCAGCGCCAGCCCCATCGTTCCAGGGCCGAGGCTTTCCACTACCTTGATCGGATAGCTGCCCGCCACCTGAAAGCCGATCTTGCCGGCGAAAGCAACAGCCCTGTCCATCATGGTTTGCTGCACGCGAGTCAAAGCCACTTCGCGCGGCGTGAACGCCTTTTGCGTTGCTTCCTGCCATGCCTTGAATGCAGAATGGTTGACCTTGGTGAGCTTGTCCGCTGCCAGTTCTCCCACCACGGCCAGGAAGGTTTCGCTCGGCTTGGTGCTCCATCCATGGAAGTCCAGCTCGCATTCCATGAAGTCCGATGAGGCAGTCAGCACGGTGCGCAGCATCGGTGCATCGGTGCAGCGCAGAAACGCTTGAGCGATATTGGCGCGCGGATACCACTGATCTTTGACGGTGCGATCTTCCGTCAGGTCCAGGCTGTCGATCTGGTTGTAGGTGAACAGGCCGGGCTTGCCGAAGCTATGCACCCGCACGCCACGGTAGAAGAAGGTGCGGCCGGGGCGACGGTGAATCTGCATCGTGCCAAGCGTCAGATCGGCCGGCGTCTCCAGCAGGAACTCGTCGCGGCGGTTGTGAATCTGCTTGAATTCCTCACCCTTGACGATGATCTTTGTCACGCCTGGGCGTGGCTCGTCCGGGATGTCGGTAACGCTCACGCTGCCGCCCTCGTCCTTGCAGTTGCAGGCAATCTCGCGGTAGGCCATCCACATTTCCCAATGCTTGCCGAGTTGGGTCGTGAAGCCGATGTCGAATGGCGTTTGCTCGTCCACTGACATGGTGACGAACTCGAAGTCTTGCCCGCGCACCTGGCGATTGCTGATGGCGAAGTCCAGACGGGTCAGGCCGGAATGGATGCGAATGGTGTGCGCGTTGCGCAGCAGGACGGCGATGGCATACTTCAGGCCGGTGCCGAAAAAGCCAATCGGGTTTTCCCCATCCTTGACGCTCACGCCGAAGGTGGTGATGGCGCTGATGTCGATTTCCCCGTCATTTTCAAAGACGATCATTTCCCGGTCTCCCTCTGTTTGAGTTGGTCTTGCAGGCGGTCCCGCTCTGCCGCCAAGCTGCGGACCATGGCGTTGCGGTTTTCAAGCTGGATGCGCGCCAGATGCAGCGCGGCTTTGGTTTCGGTGATGGTCTTGTTCAGGCCGTCGATGTGGTCGGCTAATTCGCGTTTGCCGAGGTGTTCAACGGCATGGGCGCCGGAATCTTCGTCGGCGTCTTCGGGCTCGAAGTAAGCCGGGTCTTCCCGCAGCGATACCGGGCGCAGCTCGTTGGCATCGCCCATCTGGCGAAGAGTGGAGGGGGAGAGGACGTTCATGCTTGGCCCAGTGCTTTGGCCAGACTGGCGAACCAGTTGCGGTCAAAGTCAGCCATGGCTTCAGCCGGACTATCGCCACAGCCAGCCACACCTTCCTGCAAGTTGTCGCCATACAGGGCAATCCATGCGTTGCCGTCTGGGGCCAGCTTGGGGCGATAGATGACGCTGGGGCGCGTGTGTTCTTCGCTGATAGTGTTTGCGGCTTGTTGAAAGTGATAGCCGATGCTTTCGGTGCGCAGCGCGTTTTCCACGGCTGAACCGATGTCGCCGTTAGAGATTCGGCTGCGTACTGCGTCGTAGGTTGCTTGATAGCTGTCGCTCATCCTCTCTCTCCCTTATCAGTCCCGCCGCGAAAGCAGCGGGTATGGAGAGAGAATAGTGCCACTACTATTAAACGTCAATAGTGCCACGCTTATTTTGCGGGAATAATTTGTAACAGGCGTTCTGGAGGTATACGAATCGCACAAAAAAAGCCCGCGATTAGGCGGGCTTTTAGGCGGGGGTGCTACTCGTTATATGCGGCGGCAGGAGAAGGTTCCAAGCATGTTCACATAGCCAAAATCGTCAACATCATCGCGCAGGCTCACATCGCTCACCCGTCCACCTTGGGCCGAGCAGTAGCGATCCATGACCTGGTATGCAGCTTTGGATAAATACGACACTCGCGTAGTTCGTTCGGCAAAAAGGGCTGAGCCTTGGTACACCACCACCTGGTGCCGGCCTGCCGCCAGCGGCTCAACCTTGTACTTGGGAGAGGTCGGTATCGCCTGGCTGAACTGGCTATTGAAGTCGGCAAGCCCGCTCTGGCCAGCTGTGGCGCAGCCGGCTAAGACAATCACCAACAACGCAAAGTTTCTTTTTAGCATGTGTATCCTTTGAGTTTTTGCCATGCTTGCGTCTGATCTTCGACCGGAATAAACTGTGTTTGCATACAGTGTTTCTGTTCCCCGCTGGGCAATCTGTTGCACCGAACCACAGAAACGGTTTCAGAAGTTCACAAGTCGTAGGATGATTCTTACTAACTTGTGTTAGGGTGAATTGACACCCCAAGGTGCAACGATGCATAAAAAAACGAGAGAAGCTCTGGTCGGTTTATTCGATTTGGCAGACGAAGAGGGGAGACGCGCAATCATGGCCTTTGCAAGAGGCGAAGCGGCGCGGGCGCAGGCCCGTAAGCCCAAGCTAGTTCTTGTTACCAGTGGTCGGCCGGATGTCGGCCTGACTCAAGTCCGCGACCTGATCCCGGACAAAGTTCAACACGGTTAACCGGGTTTTGGCAGGCAATTTGCCATAGAGCGAAACCAGCTCTGCCACATCACGCAAGTCGGGCGCCTGGTCTTGGGGCGCCACTACAATCGAGATTCCCTTTAGCTCGGCCCCAAGCTCGGGGCTGATTTCGGTCGGCTGCACATTCAGTGCCCTGGCAAGCCTCCCTACGGCCCGCACATTCAGCGGGATCTTCCCGTTCAGGTATTGCCCGGCCGCACCCTGCGTTTTCCATCCACATTCCGAAGCAAGCCACTCCTGGGTTCGGGAGCGGTCCTCGGCTTGCCGGCGCAAAAATATCTCCTTCAGGCGCTTGGCGTCTTCCAGGCGCGCGCGGCTTAGCGGTTGGTTATTCGGCATGGCCGCAACCTTATAAGGCGCACTCCTTGTTTACAAACAGTGCCACTGTTGACAAGAAATAATAGTGGCACTATGCTGTGTGAAAGCTCATCTTTCGGACAGCAAACAATGCACCTAGCCGACTTCCTCAAAGAGCGCCGTCTTTCCCAGGACGAGTTCGCCCAACGCATCGGCGTATCCCAAGGGCTGGTCAGCCAGTGGGTGCGCGGCGTGACTCGCGTCACGTTGGAACACTCGCTCCACATCAAAAAAGTCACTCGAAACAAGGTCACTCCTCAGGACTGCGCGGACATGTACGTCGGGCCGGGAGACACCAAAGATAGCCAGGCCACGCACGAAATACGGCCTCACTGAATCACTCGGAAGCTCAGCTTCGGCTGGGCTTTCTTTTTCCGGTTTTCGAACTGGTTAGCAAAGCGGTTAGCCCATTTAGTTTGCAAATAACAAAAGGGAAAAGCATGGGACAGATCGACCTGGCGCTGATGGGCGTCATAGATGGCGCAAAAGCCGTTCCTCAAGGGGAAGTGGCGAAGGTGGCGAGTTATCGGGAAGCAGTGCGGATGGCCTGGGCGCATCGCCGTTCGCAGCGCATGACGCGCCAAACGCTGGCCGAGCTGACCGGGATGTATCCGCAGCATGTGTCGGACTACCTGGCGGACGACGACCACGACCGCCACGGCAAGGAGCGCCGCGACATGCCGGCGCGGTTCATCAAGGAATTCGAAGCGGTGACGGGCAACACGTTTGTCAGCCAATGGCTGGCCTACAAGTCGGGCCTGACCGTGTTGCAGGGATTGATCGCGGAGCAGAAGGCGGCCTGATTTTTTTGGCGCCTGGCAGGGACGCAATCCCGCCATCAACACCAGATTGAACAAGAAGCAGCAAGTGCGTTTTGAGACGCGTCAGTAGCAGGTAAGGGGAGCCATGCGCGATTACGGAAAAATCAGCCCGCAGTTTTGGATCGGCAAGACCGGGAAGTCCCTACGCGGCAATCCGGAGGCGCAAATCCTGGCCATCTACCTGATGACCTCGCCGCACGCCGAAATGACGGGCGTCTTTTACTGCCCCGTGGATTACATGGCCAAGGAAACTGGGCTTGGCATGGAAGGGGCTACCAAGGGGCTTCAGACGCTTGTAGAGGCCCATTTCTGCACCTACGACGACGATTCCGAGCTGGTTTTCGTGCATGAGATGGCCAAGTACCAAATTGCCGAGGAATTGAAGCCCTCGGACAACCGCGTGGCTGGCCTTCAAAAAACTTTCGCTTCCATGGCGGATGGCGTCATCAAAGACGCCTTCTTTGCCAAGTACAAAGACGCCTATCTCCTGGCTGGCAAAGCAAGCCCCTCCAAAGCCCCTCCCAAGCCAGAAGAAGGAACAGAAGAAGGAACAGAAGCAGAAACAGGAACAGGAGCAAAAGAGAAGAAGGTGCGCGCTACGCGCTTGCCTGCTGACTGGATCGCTCCCCCTGAGTTCATCGACTTCTGCAAGGCCGAACGGCCCGACCTAAACCCACAGGCGATGCAGGACAAGTTCCGGGATTACTGGGTTGGCGTCCCGGGTGCGAAGGGCACAAAGCTCGATTGGCCTGCCACCTGGCGCAACTTCATCCGAAGCGAACGCGCTCCCCCAAGAGCTCACGTTCCTGCCTACCAAACCGCGAACGACAAGGCCCGCGCATGGGCCGACCGAGCAACCGGGAGAAACCGCCATGAACCTGCCGACAACAACATCATCGACATCACCCCAGCCAATACCTGAAAGCTGGGTGGAAAAGCTGCTCGACAAGATGCTGCTCGACTACGGGAAGCGCTTCACCGACATGTGGGCCAGGACCGACCCTGACAAGCTTGTTTTGCATTGGTCGCGTGAGCTGGGCGGCTACTCGGGTGCCGAACTCAAGCGCGGGCATGACGCCTTGGCTGCCCGCGATTGGCCCCCGACGCTTCCTGAGTTCAAGCGCATGTGCCGGCCTGCGGTCGATGGGTTGGTGGCGTACTACGAAGCCGTGGAAGGTGTGCGGGCCCGCGAGCGTGGCGAGATGGGAACGTGGTCGCATCCGGCCATCTTCTGGGCCTCCGTCAAGCTGGCCTTCGACCTGAAAAGCCTGTCCTACTCGTCCATCAAAGACCGCTGGGAAGTCGCGCTTTCCACCGAGATGGACAAGGGGCAGTGGGCGGAGATTCCGCAGCCGGCCTTGGCTCTTGCGGCTCCGGGCAAGACGCACCTGTCCCGCGAGGAAGCAGTCAAGCGACTGGCTGAACTGCATGCGACCGCAGCGGTGAAAACGCCCAATACCAAGCACGACTATCGGGCATGGATCGGCAAGGTTCTCGAGCGCGCCAAGAAGAAGGATTCCACGCTTCCGCACATTTCGCTGCGCTTTGCCAAAGAGGCGCTGGAGGTGAAGGAATGATCCACCCCAACTCCATGGCCGCTTACATCTCCCTACGCGACAGCGGCGAACTGTCCAAGCGCGAGCTTGAAGTGCTGGAAGCGCTGCAGAAGTTCGGGCCGATGACAAGGGACGGCATTTCTATCCGATCCGGAATGCGCCTGTCCGGCGTTTGCGGGCGCGTCAACAAGCTGGTCGAACGGAACCTGGTCGAGCCCTGCGGCACGCTCAAAAACCCTGAAACGGGCAAGCCCAATGAAGTGGTGCGCCTGGTATTGCGGGCATCGGCACCGCAGCAAATGGAACTGGCGGGGGTGGCATGAGCGACGAAATGTTTTGGATGCGGTTGCGCACAATGCCCGACTTGGAGGCAGAGCAGATTCTGCGCGACCGCCGCGATGAGTTGGGTCTTGAGCGCGGCTTGATCCGCACTGCTCACGCAGCGGCCGGCACGGCGAAAGAGCGGACCAGGCTGCAAGCAGCGCTTTCTGAGATGCGGGCGCTAGACCAAAAGATTGGCGATGAATTGCATTCGATCTGCAAGCGACAAGACCGGCTTGCATGGCAAAAGGCAATCCGCGAAGTGCTTGGGGAAGAGGCCTATTTGCAGGTTAGGGCCTGGGTCATCATGAACGAAGAGCGCTTGAAGCGGGAGGCCGCATGACCGCCCTAGTCATCAACAGCCAGGAATCGCTGTCCCGCGCTTTGGGCGACCTTCGCACCATGTGGGACAAGCACAAGTTCCTGCGGGTGAACGTCAAGGCAGGGAAGGCCCGCAGCCTCGACCAGAACGCGCTGTCGCACTGCTGGTACGAGCAACTGGCGGCAGAGCTACGCGAGTTTGATGCGCTGGGCTACAAGGCGTTCTGCAAGCTGCATTTTGCCGTGCCGATCCTGCGCGCTGAGGATGAGGACTTCCGTACCTTCTACAACAAGGCGATTTTGCACACGCTCTCCTACGAGCAGAAGCTGGACGCCATGAAGTTCGTGCCTGTGACCTCGTTGATGAACAAGGACCAGTTGAGCAGGTATCTGGAAGCGGTGCAGCAGCACTTTGCCAGCCAGGTGCGGCTGGAATTTCCGGAGGCCGCCTGATGCTTCGCCAGTCCAAGCCCCTGACCCGCAAAGCGCCGCTGCGCCCGACCTTCAAGGGCAATGGGCCATGGAAGCGCATGAAGTCGCGCCGCAAGTCGGTGCCAGCGCATGAGACCGCCCATTACAAGCGCGTGGCTGCATTGCCTTGCGCTGAGTGCGGGATTGTCGGCTATTCCCAATGCGCGCACTCCAACCGCCATCAGGACGGCAAGGGAATGGGAATCAAGGCGAACTATCTGGCCACCTTTCCGCTGTGCGCTACCCGGCCGGGAGATGTGGGCTGCCATGTACGGCACGACCAGTGCATCGGCATGACGAGGGAAGAAGCCGACGAGCGCACCGGGCGCTACATCGCAGACACGCATCGCAAGCTGGGGATCGTCCAATGAGGCACGCCAAGCGAGTGGACGGCAACCACAAGGAAATCCGCGACGGATTGCGGGCGGCAGGGTTCCCGGTGCTGGACTTGTCCGGCTGCGGTCAAGGTGTGCCGGACTTGGCGGTAAAGGTCGGGGATGGGCGCAGCGTTCTGCTGGAAGTGAAGGACGGCGCCAAGGCACCTAGTGCCCAAAAGCTGACCGATGCCGAGCGCATCTGGTTCGAGTTCAACGGGTCGATTTCGCGGGTGGTCAATTCGCTGGAATCGGCGCTGGAAGCAGTTCGAGAGTTTGTTAAACCGTAGTGCCAACCAAGAAAGGAAATGCCATGAGCGACCAAGCAATCGAGCAGGAAATCCAGGCCAAGGGGCTGACCGCGCCGCGCATTACGCCAGCCGACATCGAGGCGAACATCGCCAGCGAGCATTACTTCACGGCGGCGGACGGTGTGCTTGGCGCATACAAGTACAACAACGATGTTCGCGTCGAATCCTACAAGGGCGACTGGGAGGTGCCGCGCAGCATTCAAGCGACGAGCCTGCTCACCTTCTGCGTGCTGGTCCTGCGCAACGGCTTCACCGTCACCGGCGAAAGCGCCTGCGCCAGCCCGGAGAACTTTGACCCCGAAATCGGCAGAAAGATCGCGCGCCAGAACGCAGTCGCCAAGGTGTGGCCCCTGATGGGCTACGCGCTGAAGGAACGGCTCGCTTCCTGATGTGCACCGCCTGCACTGCTGCCGAAACCGGCCTGAGTGGAGCCTGGATATGAAGTGGCTACTTGACCCGATGCTTTTCAACGTCCTGATCCTGGTCCTGTTCGCCGCGGCATCGGTTCGCTGGGCAATTGCTGGCGATTGGAAACAGGCTCTTTACTGGTTTGCAGCCTTCTGGCTGAACGTCGCAGTGAGTGCGATGGCACAACCGGGCGCGAAATGCTGACCGATGAAGAGGTTCACGCCCGCCTTCTGGAATTGGTGGGCAAGTACGGAACCCGTGTCGAGGCGGCGGAAGCGCTCGGCGTAACACGGCGCTTCCTGGCGGCAGTGCTGAGCGGGGAAAGGCAAATACCGAAATGGATGCAGGCAGAGATAGGGGTGCGCAAGGTCAGGGTGGTGATGTATGAGGACTGTCGGCCCTCTCTGCCTCGCGCGCGCACGCGTGTTTAAAAGAAAACCAGGGAGGATTGAACATGCCATTTCCGCACCCGGCAACGCGCATTAACTGGTTTCGTGTGCTGGACGACATTATCCGGCAGGAGTCTGGATCGCTGAAGCAGGCTGGCCGTGAGTTGGATGTTCCGCGCGCCACGCTGATGGCCTGGCGGGATGGAGTCGAGCCGCGCCACGCCGATGGTGAGAGGCTGATTGCGTATTGGGTGCGCGTGACCAAGCGCGAGCGGTCTGATTTGCCGATTGAGCCACGGTATCCGAACGCGCATTCCAGGCGCCGTAGCTGAAACTGTCGAGAAACGGGCAGGGATGGGGCCGGATACTCGCGGGCAAATCACCCCTTGGAGGCGACATGCCCCGTCCTTCCCGCGTCACCAAAGTTCAAGTTCCTGGCGAGACTGCCGATGCTGCACAAGCCGCGTCGTCCACGTCTGCCACGTCCCAGCCCGAAGCCGTCAAGGCCGAGCCGGAATCCAAACTGATCCGCCCCAGCCGCGCCCAATATGCGCAGATGAACGCTGCCGATGTGGATGTCTCCACGTTGAAGTCAGCGGTGCTGACCAAAGACGGCTGGGTGTGTCCGCCGACTCTCACCCCCAAGGTGTAAGCATGTGCGGCGGCGGCTTATTCGGAGGCGGGCCGGACCTGCCTCCTGCATCGGACCCCAAGGCCGAGCGCGATGCTGCGCAAGCGGACGCGACCACCAAGGCCAATCAATCCACGGCTGCAGCCAAGAAGCTGCGCCAGCAGCAATCCCTGCTTGCCAGCGGCGGCATCGCCCAGGGCGACCAGTTGCAGACCAGCTCTGTGCTGGCCCAGGGTAAAGCCAAACTCGGAGCCTGACCCATGTCGGACCTCGGCGCGCAGATCATCAAACGCAAGGAATCGCTGCGCAGTCTTCGGACTGTGCATGAGGATACATGGATTGAGTGTCTCGATCACTCGTTTCCGATTCGCGCCAATGGCTTCTTTGGTGATGGCAGCAGCGATACCGGCGCGGCGAAAGCGAAGCGCGCGCGGTTGATGGACTCCACAGCCACGGACGCGGGCCGCACCCAAGCGTCTTCAATCCAGTCAGGCATGACGCCTGCGAACTCGCGCTGGTTCACCCTTGCTGTTGGTCACGAAACCGACGAAGAGAAGCGCTGGTTGGACGAATCGGGGCAGCTGCTGTGGGAGAACATCCACGCTGGCAATTTCGATGCGGCCGCGTTCGAATGCTTCCTCGACATGATTGCGGTGGGCTGGTTCGCCTTATTCATTGACGTCGATCGCGAGCGAGGCGGACTGCGTTTTGAACAGTGGCCGATAAACACGGTATATTGCGCCTCCTCGAAGAAGGGCGGCCAGATTGATACGATCTATCGCGATTTCGAACTGACGGTTGAGCAGTGCGTCAACGATTACGGGATCGATGCTGTATCTGACAAGGTGCGCCAGCTCTACCAGGACGGCAAGCTGGACGAGAAGATCAAGCTTGTGCAAGCGATCTATCCGCGCTCCACCTATGCAGTCGGCGCCCAGCGCGCCAAGAACCTGCCGTTTGCCTCCTGCCATGTGGAAGTCGAAAGCAAGAAGCTGGTGCGCGAGTCCGGCTTCCATGAATTGCCCGTGGTCGTTCCGCGCTGGGTGCTGATCCCCAACAGCGTCTATGCAGTCGGCCCCATGTTCGACGTGCTGCCGGACGTCAAGGAATTGAACCGCCTGCTGCTGCTGGAGGATGCCGCGGCTGAGCTGGCGGTGGCCGGCATGTGGATTGCCGAAGATGATGGCGTGCTGAACCCCCGCACCGTTCGGGTGGGCGCGCGCAAGATCATCGTCGCCAATTCGGTGGACAGCATGAAGCCACTGCTGACCGGCTCGGACTTCAAGGTTTCCTTCACCAAGAAGGAAATGCTGCAAGCGCAAATCCGCAAGATGCTGATGGCCGACCAGCTGCAGCCGCAGGATGGCCCGGCCATGACTGCGACCGAAGTCCATGTGCGCGTGCAACTGATCCGCCAACTGCTCGGCCCGGTGTATGGCCGACTGCAGGCTGAATACCTCAAGCCTCTGATCGAGCGCTGCTTTGGCCTGGCCTACCGTGCCGGCGTCTTCAACCCGCCGCCGGAAAGCCTGGCCGGGCGTGACTTCCATATCGTCTACGTCTCGCCGCTGGCCAAGGCGCAGAAACTGGAGGAAGTCTCAGCCATCCAGAACACGCTGATGCTGGCCGGCGAGATTGCCAAGGTGCTGCCAAACGTTCTGGACAACATCGACGGCGACGAGGCGCTGCGCCAGATCGCGGACGGCAACGGTGCCCCGCAGACCATCCTGCGTAACGTGAAGGACCGGGACGCCTTGCGGCATCAGCGGGAGCAGGCCCAGCAGCAGCAAATCCAGCAGGCCCATCAACAGGCGGTGACTGAGAAAGTCGCCCCGCAACTGGTGAAGAATGCCGCGTGAGCGAACCGACTGCCAAGCTCTACAAAGAGCTATTCGAAGACGACCGGCGCGGTGCGGCCATCCTGGAAGACCTGACCCGACGCTTTGCCCGGCCAGCGGTGACGACTGGCGGGATCGATGCCGTATTGCAGACCTATCACCGGGACGGCATGCGGCGAGTGGTGGAGTTCATCGTCACGCAAATCAACCGCGCCAACGGCGTGGACACATCAGAACAGGAGAATGAGGAATGAAGCTCAAGCGCTTTGTGCTGCTGGACGCGGCAACTGAAACCCCGCCCGGCGGCTCCACGCCGCCCGCGACTGAAACTCCACCGGCAGCTCCGCCGTCTTCGGTGCTGCAGACCGGCGCCACTGAGACGCCGCCCACAACTGAATTCATCCCCGAGAAGTACCGGGTAACCAAGGACGACGGCAGCCTTGACCTGGAAGCCTCCAGTCGCAAGCTGGCCGAAGCCTACGGCCATGCTGAGAAGCGCATCGGCTCTGGCGATGTGCCGCCCAAGACCGCCGAGGAATACCAGGTCACGGTGCCCGATGCCTTCAAGGATGCATGGAAGCCGGACGAAGACGAATCGTTCAAGGACTTCCGCAGCAAGGCGCTTGAAGCCGGCATGACCCAGAAGCAGCTCGATTTGGTGATGGGCCAATACTTCACCATGCTGCCGCAACTGGCCGGCGCGAAGTCGGAAGCCACGGCCGAAGCCGCCACGGCTGAGCTGAAGCAGACCTGGGCGACCGAAGCCGATTTCAAGCGCAATGTCGCCAATGCCTATACCGGCGCGCAAGCCCTGTCCCAGAAGTCCGGCATCCCCATGGACGAAATCATGGCGCCGGGTGGCCTGGGAAACAACCCGCTGTTCCTGAAGCTGATGGCGGCCATTGGCCCCGAGTTCCGCGAAGACACGGCGCCTGGCGGTGGTGGACAGCTGAGCCAGGAGAACATCGAAGACCTGATGCGCTCGGAAGCCTATCTCGATCCGAAGCACAAGGATCATTCCAAGGTCAGCGAACAAATCCGCCAACACTTCATCCGCAAGCACGGCACCGAAGCCGCCGCCTGACCCATCAAACTGTCGAGAAACCGACAGCTACCTAGCGCCACCATTGCGGGCATCTACTGGCCCGCAGTGGCGCGCGGACACCCAGCCAAGCCCTCTCCAAACGCGCGGTAGCCGGCGCGAGGGAGCGACAGCAGCGCAGGCCCGGTGAGCCGGACACCCTGAAAGGCGAAAACCAATCACCTTTTTGGAGGACATATGTCCAGCACGATCACCCAAGCCTTCGTCCAACAGTGGGACACCACCATCCGCTTGCTGGCGCAGCAAAAAGAATCCCGGCTCGAATCCACCATCATGGATAAGGGCAACATCACGGGCGAGTCGTTCACCGCGAACCGCCTGGCGCCCATCGATGACACCCCCGAGAACACCACGCGCCACGGCGACACGCAGTGGAGCGAGGCTGAACACTCCACCCGCGTGGCGCTGATGCGTGACTTCTACCAGGCTTTGCCGGTGGACCGCGCCGATGAGCCCAAGGTGCTGGCCAACCCGAACGGCGCCTACATGGAATCGCTCCTGGCGGCCTGGAATCGCCGCAAGGACGGCTTGATCTTCGCCGCCCTGATCGGCAATTCGCAAGCCAAGGACGGCTCGCAAGTTGCGCTCGGCTCGGGCCAAACCATCGTCCACGGCAGCGCCGGCCTGACCAAAGCCAAGCTCATCACCGCGCGCAAGCTGTTCCGCGCCAACGAGTCGGACGAGCACAACGGCGACGAACTGTACATCGCCTACAACGACGCCATGCTGGAAGACATCCTGGCCGACACCACGTTGACCAGTGCCGACTACATGGCGGTGAAGATGCTGCAGGAAGGCGACATTTCCGGCAAATGGATGGGCTTCAAGTGGGTGCCGTATCAAGGCATCAGCCTGTCCGGCGGCACCTACACCACGGCGGCCTGGGCCAAGTCCGCAGCATGGCGCGGCACCGGCTTCTTCGAAGGCAAGTCGCAGCGCCGCGGCGACAAGAAAGACACGATGCAGCTCTCGGCGGCTGGCTCCTACGGCGTGACTCGCGTCGAAGAAGCCAAGGTTGTGGCCATCCAGTTCCAATAACCCATCAGGCAGCCCCCGGCGAAGGCCGGGGCAACCCCTGAACTGATCGAAAAGGACATGAATCATGGCTGAACAAGTCTCCCGCCAGGCTGCCAAGGTAGCCGCCCGCACCAAGATGTCTCCCAATGAAGCCTATGGCAAGAAGCGTGTGCTGGTGATTACCTCGCCCGCTTCCGTGACCTGGGCGCAGGGTGACACCATTGCCAGCCCGGTGCTGCTTCCGGTCGGCACCCGCTTCACCTGCAACAGCAAGGTATCCAACGCTGCCATGGGTGCATCCGTGACTCTGGACGTGGGCATCCGCGACAAGAACGGCGTCGAAATCGATGCCGATGGCATTGCCGCCGCAGTGGCAGTGTCGTCGGCTGGTCGCAGCGCACTGGACACCGGTGTTCTGGTCAAGGACGGCGCCGAGTACATCACCACGGTGCCCTGCTACGTCTACGCCACCCTCAACGGGGCAACTCCTTCCGCCAATGCGCAGATTCGCATTGAAGTCGAGGTTGTGACGCCGGACTGATTGCTGCTGGTCTCCTTGCCGCGCTCCCCTGCGTGGACTTGCCGGGGGCTTCGTGCCTCCGGCTTTTTTTTGAAGGTTCCCTGTCATGGCGATCAGTAAGGTATCCATCTGCTCCAATGCGCTGCTGCTGCTGGGAGCTGCGCCGCTGTCGAGCCTGGAAGAAGATACCGACCATGCCCGGCTGTGCCTGAACCTGTATCCCACGGTGCGGGACGACATCCTGCGGCTGCATCCGTGGAACTGCGCGACCAAGCGCCTCATCCTGGCGCCGCTGGCGACACCACCCGAATTCGATTTCGGCTACCAATTCCAGTTGCCCGGCGACTGGCTGCGCACCATCCAGGTGGGCAACAAGCGCAACCCGCTGGAATACCGCATGGAAGGCCGCAAGATTCTGGCCGACACCAACACGCTTCCATTCGTCTACGTCTTCCAGAACACCGAAGAAGCCACCTGGAGCAGCAACCTGGTGCATGTGGTGGAGCTTGGCATGGCGGCGAAGATGGCCTATGCGGTCACGTCCTCGGCATCGATGCGCGACTCCATGCGCGATGAGTTTGCGCGCGAGCTGAAAGCCGCCAAGGGCATCGACGGGCAGGACGACCCGCCAGAAGAATTCGGCGCCGGCATGCTGGTCGAGTCTCGATTCTGAGGGCCGACGATGCCGCGCGTAACCATCGTTCAAAGCAACTTCACGGCCGGCGAAGTCTCGCCCAAGTGCTACGGTCGCACGGATGTGGCCCGGTATCAGAACGGCGCCAAGACCCTGCGCAACTGCCTGGTGCAGATTCACGGCGGGGCGATGCGGCGCTGGGGAACCTTGTTCGTCGCATCGACCAAGGATTCCGCCAAGCGCTCGCGCTTGATCCCGTTCGTCTTCAGCGTGACGCAAGCCTTCATGCTTGAGTTTGGCGACGGCTATGTGCGGTTCTACGAGGCCGGCGGCGGGCAGATTCTTGCCGGCGGCGTGCCTTACGAAATCGCTTCGCCATATACCGAGGACATGCTGGCCGACCTGGACTTTACCCAGGGTGCCGACACCATGTTCATCTTCCATCCGAACGTGATGCCAAACACGCTGAAGCGCATTTCCGCTTCGGTGTGGTCGATGCAAAACGCTCCCTTTACGACGCTGCCGGTCGATGAAATCGGGTTCCGGCCGGCATCTACCGCAACCCTGTCAGGCCCGACCGTTGGCACTGGGCGCACCATCGCAACGACGCCTGCGGCTTGGCTGGCGGGCGATGTCGGGCGCCGGGTGGTGCATGAAGGCGGCACCGCGGTAATTACTGGATTCACCAACACGGGCCTGGTGACCGCAGACGTCACCAGCGCATTCTGGGCAACGGTGATGCTGCCGGGCAGTTGGCAACTGCTGGACTCCCCGCAGACCACGCTCACGCCATCGGCAAAAGACCCGGTAGGCACCAGCATCACCCTGACGGCCAGCGCCGATTCGTTCCGTGGCAATGAAGTGGGCTGGTTCATCAAGATCAATGGCGGCCTGGTCAAGATCACTGGCGTCACCAATGCCACGACGGTGACCGGCATCATCCGCGCCGAGTTGACTTCTATCGTGGCCTCGCCGCCTAACGCCTGGTCGTTGGAAGGTCCGGTCTGGAACGCAGCCGATGGCTACCCAAGCACGGGCGGACTGTATGAGCAGCGCTTGATGCTGGCCGGCTCGCCCGGCTTTCCGCAATCGGTGTGGGGCAGCAAGTCGGGCCTGTATTTCGATTTCACCATGGGCGACGTGGACGACGACGCCCTGGCCTACAAGATTCCCTCCACCGGCCAGATCAACAAGGTGGTGCGCATGGCCAGCACCGATACCTTGATCCCATTGACCTACGGTGCTGAATTCACCATTGAGGGCGGCATTGAAAAGCCGCTAACGCCTTCCAACGTGCGCGCCAAGCTGCGCTCTACCCGAGGCTGCAGCACGGTCAAGCCCATCCAGATCGGCGCGGAAACCGTGTTCGTGCAGCGCGCTGGGCGCAAGGTGCGCTCAATCTCCTACAACAGCGACACCGGTCAGTACGGCGTTCCGGATTTGACGGTGCTTGCGGAACACATCACCCAATCCGGGGTGGTGGACATGGCGTACCAGCAGGAGCCCGGTTCGTTGCTGTGGTGCGTGCTGGCCAACGGAAAGATTGCGGTCTGCACCAAGGACACTGATGAAAGCGTGATTGCCTGGTCCTCGCAGGACACGGATGGATTCTATGAGTCGGTTGCCTGCATCCCGCGTGCGACGGGGGATGAGCTGTGGGTGATCGTACGCCGCACCATCAACGGCGAGACAAAGCGGTATGTGGAGCGCTTCGATGAGTCTTTGCTGACCGATTGCGCCATCGTCGGTACCAGCGACCCGGAAGCCGACACCTGGAGCGGGCTGGATCATCTCGAAGGAAAAACGGTGGTGGCTAAGGAAGGCAACACCGTGATTGGGCGCTATGTCGTGGCCGGTGGCGAAATCACCATGGCGCGCGCTGCGGCGTCGGTGGAAATCGGGCTGGATTACACCACGGAAGTCACGCCCTTGCGCCCCGAGATTCAATCGGGAGATGGCAGCTCCACCGGCAACAACATGCGCACGCATGAGGTGGCGCTGCTGTTCAAGGACACCATCGGCTGCAAGGTGAACGGTTCGGTCGTTCCGTTCCGGCGCTTCGACCAGGACGCATTGGACAGCTCGGCCACCGAGTTTGCCGGCTTCGGCCGGATCGGCTTGACCGATTGGAAGCGGGGCGAATCGTCCATCACGATCACTCAGGAGGAACCCTTGCCTTTTCATCTGCTGGCCATCGCCCGCAAATTTACGTCCAACTCATGACGATCCGACACGCCACTGCCGATGACGTAGACGCGCTGGTCGCACTGGGGCAACGCATGCAGGCCGAATCGCCGCGCTTCGCCAAGCTCGCTTACAACGCGCAGAAGGTCGGGACCTTGCTGGCTGGTCTGATCGATGGGCAGCACGGCTTTGTGCTGGTGGCCGAAGACGATCAAGGCCAGGCGGTCGGTGGGTTCGTCGGTTTCATGATGGCGCACTGGGCCAGTGATGACCTGATGGCGCAGGAACTGGCCGTTTTTGTGCGGCCGGACAAACGCGGTGGCCTGATGGCGGCGCGCATGGTGCGCATGTTTGCCGCCTGGGCAAAGGAACGCGGGTGCAAGCAGACGGTCCTTGGCATCAGCACGGGAGTTCGGGTTGAGGAAACGGCGCAACTGTACCGCGCGCTGGGGCTGAAACAGTTCGGTTACTGCTTTGAGGTGTAGACCATGTGTACAGGATTAGAAATCGCCCTCATCGCCGGGACCACGCTATCGGCTGGCTCGGCGCTGATGCAGGGGCAGCAAGCCAAGCAAACGGCAGATGTGAATGCCGAACTAGCGCGGCGCCAAGGCGAGGCCGACAAGGATGCGGCAGTCGCCCAGGCCGAGCAGATCAGGAAAGCTGCGCGTTACCAGATCGGCGCGGCCAATGTGGCGGCGGCGGCTTCCGGCGTCCAGATCGGGGAGGGCAGCGCCGGCATCGTGAACGAGGGCATCAGCCAGCGCTCCGAGAACGACGCCTACATGACGATCCTGTCCGGCACGCGCAAGCAGGCGACGGCCGCTAACCAGGCGATGCTGTACGAGTCGCAAGGGCGAAACGCGCAGACCGCATCCTTGTTGGCTGCCGGCGGCGCGGTGGCGTCCGGCTGGAAGACCAATCAACTGGCCAAAGCGGGGCTGAAGACAGCATGAAAATCCCACAAGGAAATTTCGGCAGTGTCGTCGCGGACCCGCAGCGCCAGGCGTTTGCACCGCAGGACAATCAGATCGCCACGGCGCTTGGGCAGGCGGGCGGCGCGGTCATGCAAGGCGCAGGCGCCATGCAGGCTATCGAAATCAGCAAGCAGCGCTCTGCTGCTGCGGCAACGCTTGCGACCACGGCCAACGATCTGCACGACATCCACGACGACATTTCCCGCCAGGTGGCCAGCGGGCAAATGAAGCCGGAAGACGCGCTCGAGCAATTCCGCACGCGTAGCGCTGAAGTGAAGAATGCGCGCACGGAAGGCATGACGCCTGACCAGGTGCAGGCAATCGACTCACACCTGATTGCGGCCGGCGGAACGCTGGAGCGCAGCCTGACCGGCGTCATCGTCAAGCGCCAGCAGACGGATGTCGGCGCCAACATTTTGACCATGGGCGAGCAGTTCCAGCGCGCCGCGATGCGGGATTTGCCCGGATCGATTGCGCAGTTCGACCAGGCTGTGGACGTGATGGGGCCGCAAGCCGGCTGGGATGACCTCAAGCGGGCGCAAGCCAAGCAGGCTTTCAAGGAAGGCGCGCACTTCAACTTTGCCAATGCCACGCTGGAAGGCGCCGCGCAGACCGGCAATATCGACCTGATCCGCGCCGCGCGCCAGAAGATCGAAGGCCCGGACGGTGAGGCCATCGACCCGACCAAGCGCACCACGCTGATTACCCGCGCCTATGCCTACGAAAACGGCATATTGGCATCGAACCAGCGGGAAGCGGAAAAGCTGGCGCGCGAGGCGCAGGCCCGCGAAAACGATGGCGTGTCGGCCCTCAACGAAGCCTCCGACCTGATGAGCAAGGGGCGGTACTTCTCGCAGGACTACATCAACGAGCTGACCGCTCGCACCGCCGGCACCAAAGTGGCGCCGCAAGTTCTGGAGCTGGTGAAGTCCCAGCAGCAAGTGGCGGGCTTTGCTTCGCTGTCGCTGCAAGCCCAGGGCGCTGAGTTGGAGCGCATGCGCGCCGCCGGCTCCGACCCGAAAGCGGGCACCAACCCGGTGGCGCAGAAGGTGCAGGAGCAGCTGCAGCGCATCTATGACGCCAGCACCCAGGCGTACAAGGAAAACCCGTGGAAAGCGGCGCAAGAGCGCGGGGTGATCCAGGATGCGCCGACCGTGACGCTCAACACGGTGCAGGACGCGCAGGCGGTGCTGGCCGAGCGCATGAAGAACATTGGCCAGGTGGAAGTCGCCGCCGGCCGCAAAATCTCGCCGCTGCAGCCGGATGAGGCGCGCGCCATTGGCCGGCTGGTGCGCTCTCTGCCGCCGGACCAGCAGTCAAGCGCGCTGGCGTCATTCGGCACCCTGATCCGCGATCCAGACCGGCTGACCGACTTTGCCCGCCAGATCGACGCCAACGACAAGGTATTGGGCACGGCCATGATGTTTGCCAACCAGCAGACCACGCAAGGTCGGTATGTCAGCGAACTGATCCTGAAAGGGGATAGGGCGATCAAGGACAAGGCCATCGTGGTGGACAACCTGAAGGAAACCGGGTGGCGCGGGGCGATTGCCAAGGAGATTGGCGATGCCTATCCGAACCAGGAACTGCGCCAGCGCATCATCGATGCCGCTTTCCTGGTGCAAGCCGGGTTTGCCGCGGAAGGGCAGGGCACCGACACCAGTCGCGCGCTGCGATTGACGGCGGGCCGGATTGTCGAGCGCAACGGCGGCAAGATCCCTCTTCCAGCCGGGATGGAGGAATCCGACTTCGAGAAGCGCCTGAAGGCGGTAAGCCTGTCCACGCCGGACGGCATGGTGAAGATTGGCGCCGCCACCATGCCAGTGGCCGACTTTGCCAAGCAGTTGCCCGATGCCCGCCTGGAATACGCCGGCCAAGGAAAATATGCGGTCAAGGCTGGAATGGGCTATGCGCTGCGGTCGGATGGAAAACCGCTGATTGTCGAGGTGGCCAATGCTCGATGATCTGTACCAGGAAGGCACGGACAAGGTTCTGGCCGACCGCGCCACCCGGCCGCTACCGCAGCGGACCGAATCGCCCGGCTTCGGGCTGGGCCTGTGGAATACCGTCAAAGCTCCGGTCAAGGGCGTGGTGGCCGGCGCCAATGAATCCGCCGCCTTTGCCTCCGACATCCTGGGCGCATTCGGATCGATCCAGGCCGGCATCGGCTTGCAGGCCGACCCAACGAACCTGTTCGATCCGGAAGGCCAGAAACAGCGCATCCAGGCAGGCGAGCAGGCGCGCGCGCAACTCGATAGCGGCGAAGCCTTCAGTACCGACCTTGGCGACGGATTGCGCGCCCGTTCGCGCTCCCTGATGCCCGATGCGGCAACAGCCAACGCGGCAGAAGAAGTCCTGTTCGGCCTGGGGCGCTTCATGTCCAAGGCGGTGGGCTATTCGCTGGTAGCCGGCCCGGTCCCCGGCGCGGTGATGACCGGCGCCGATGAAGGCATGACCGAGGCCGACAAGCTCAAAGCTCAGGGCGTGGATTTTGGCACCCGAACCAAGGTTGGCATGGTCGCAGGCGCGTCCGCTGCGGGCGCGGTGGCGCTGCCGATGGCCGGCAAGACGGTGGCCGGCACGGCGGGTCTGGTGGTGGCATCCGGCCCGGCCTCATTCGTCGCCCAGCAAGCCGCCTCGCGCTCGATCCTTGAGAACGCCGGCTATGACAAGATCGGCCAGCAATACGATCCGTTCGACCCGGTAGGCTTGGCCCTGTCCACACTGGTTCCGGCCGGATTTGGCGCATGGGCGATGCGCGGGGTGAAGGCCAAGCCCAAACCCGCAATCGATCCTGCCGCGGCGCGCACCTTGGCCGACATGGGCGCCAATGAACGGCTGGCCCTGAAATACGATGATCCGCGCCTGGATGCCTACGCCGTCACCGCAGCCCAGCGCGCCGGCATTCCGCCCGAGGCTCTGCTGGCGATCAAGAACACCGGGGAGCGTTCCAACCCGACCGCAGTGAGCCCGAAGGGGGCGCAGGGCGTGATGCAGTTCATGCCCGACACCTGGGCCGCATTCGGCAAGGGCGATCCGCGCGACCCGGTTGCTTCCATTGATGCCGGCGCCGCTTACATGAAATCCCTGATCGACCAGTACGGCGGGGATG